TTTAGAGCAAGACAAACAAATGGTAGTGGTAATTTTAATGTTGGTTATTCTTGGGGTTATATATTAGATGAGGTTATTACAAGTAGTTTTGTAGATTATTGTATATATTTTACTACCACTTCAAATGGTTGGGAAAACGCATTAACTTTTGGGGGTCTTACAATAGGAGATACTTTTGAAGTAGACAACATAGTAGTCCAAGAAGTAGGGCAGAATTGGACAGTTGTTGGTTCAGATGCAAATAATTATGTTGTGCTTGATGGTTCTACTGCAAGATTAAAATTTTTAAATACAAGTCCTGTAACTCAATTAATTGCACAAGGTCTTACACTAACTTCAGGTACAACTTATAAATTAATTGTAGATGTAGCAAGTGTAACAAGTGGTTCTATAAAAATAGATGTAGCAGGTATATCAGAAATTTTTGATACATCAGGTGTAACAACTAGAATAGTAACTCCTACATCAACCACATCTTCTGTGTCTTTTTATAGAGCAAGTGCAGATGTAGATATAACATTAAATAGCGTAACATTACAAGAACTAAAACACCAAGCCACAAACTTATTAGTTAACTCTGGTGATTACCAAAGTGCAAATCCATTACTTACTTCTACTAAGAGTATGAACTTTGATGGTATAGATGATTATTTACAACTAAGCGAACCTATTAGCTACACTAATCATACAATATGTGGTTGGGCATATTCAGGTGTTACTAACGCAAATAATATGATTTTTTCAGCATCTGATACTTCATCTGATGGTATTAGATTAGTTTATAGAAGTTCATCTAATTTTAGATACGAAGTAAATGGTGTAAATATTGATACTGCTGCTGATACTAGAGAAGCAAATAGATGGTATTTTGTGTGTGGAACTTATGATGGTACAACTGCAAGGTTGTATATTGATGGAGTAGAATTAGCTAATGCAACAACATCAGAAACAATATCTACAACAACAAACGCAAGAATAGGAAGTGTTTCTTATGCAGAATCTGCCCTTTTTGATGGTAAAATAACAGAAGTAGGTGCTTATAACAGAGCATTAACATCATTAGAAGTAGCATCACTATATAATCAAGGTGTCCCAACTGATTTACTTGTAAATAGAAACAATTATCAATCTGGAAATCCTGTATTATTTAACACTAAGCAAGTTAATTTTGATGGTGTTGATGATAAGTTAGTGGCTAATTATGTAGGTGATTTTACAGGTTCTATATCTGCTTGGGTAAATAGAGATAGTAATAGTGGGTATCAATTTATAATTGATGCAAGGTCTAATTCAGGAACAGGTTGGATATATTTTGCAATTGGTTCTAATGTTTTAGCTTCTTCAGATGGAACTATATATGTTGATGGTATATTAGACAATTCAGCACCTACTGATGGTAATTGGCATCACGTTGTAGTAACAGGTATTACTTTAGACATAACTGAATCAATAGTTTTTGGTTCTGGCAATGATACAACTGACCATTGTTTTGATGGTAAAATGAGTCAAGTAGGTTTATGGAACACTACACTAACTGCTGATGAAGTATCTTCTTTATACAATCACGGATTACCTATTGACTTAATGACAGATCAAGCAGCTTATGAATCTTCATCTAACTTAGTAGGTTATTGGAGAATGGGTAGTGGAACTAATGATGGTTTTCCTGTAATATCAGATCAATTAAGTCCTAGCCTTGATCATATATCTACTACTAATCTTGTAACTTATAGTGAAGATTTTACTCAATGGAGTAAAACAGGTACTACAGATGTCTCTCCAAATGATAATATTTCTCCTGATGGTACACAAAACGCAAGTACAGTAAGTGGATTAACAGGTAGTGGTAGTAACGATTTATATCTTATAACAGGAGGAAATCCTGCGAGTAAATCATACTCTTTTTCAGTTTATTTAAAAGGCTCAGGAACATTAAGATTGCAAATTTCAAATAATGTAAACCAAGGAATAGGTCTAAATGTTACACTAACAAGCGATTGGAAAAGACATATAGTTACAGGTACTTTTAATTCAACATCAGGTACTTTATCGGCTACACTTGATGACAATGGTGCAACCGCAACACAATACAATATATGGGGCGCACAACTAGAAGAACACCCAATAGCTACTCCATACGTAAAATCAAATGGTATTCCTGGGCAAAGAAAATCATCTACTACTAACACCTTAACATATAGTGAAGATTTTAATGAGTGGACTATAGATGGTAATTCAAGTATTACATCTAATGCAACAACATCTCCTACAGGAACTTCTAATGCTACAAAATTAATAGCAGGTTCAAGTAGTGGTAGACAAGCAATAAAATTAAACAATGCATCAGTAGGAGATTTAACAGTTAGTGTTTTTGCAAAAAAAGGAGAGTATTCAGTAATACAATTAACAGATGCACGAAGTGGTTCTGTTTTTATTAATTTTGATTTAGAAAATGGCTCTTTAGGTTCTTCTAATGTTATGATTGGAAAAATTGAAAATTTAGGTAATGATTGGTATAGATGTTCGGCTACATATAATTCTGCTTTTGACATTATAGCTTTTAGAATATCTATTGCTGAAAGTTCTACATCTACAAGGTTGCAAACTTTTTCAGGTAATGATTCTGATGGTCTTTACATTTGGGGTGCACAGTTAGAACAACAAACACAAGCAACACCTTATATAAAAACAAATGGTTCACCTGTTACAGTGGAGTTTTACAAAGAAAATAACTACGCTGAAATGGTTAACCTAGGTGGTGGTGATAACTTCGCAAGAGGTATTCAAAATGGTAGTCCTTATGCTAATACATTACAATACCCAAATGATTTTAGTCAATATTCAACAGGTGGTAGTACTCCACCAACTTTAACAACAGGTCAATTAGCACCTGATGGAACTTTAACTGCAACAAAAGTAAGTGGGGTTATTGGTAGTTCAAGTTTATATACAAGTGCAGAATCTTCTGTAACTGCTACTAGAAGTATATATGCAAGAACAGTAAGTGGTACAGGTACTGCAAGTTTAATGAGTTATCATTCAAACACAAATAACACTTTTACAATTACAGAAGAATGGCAAAGATTTGAATTAACAGGTTCTATTGCAACAGGTGGTGCAAATTTTTATGCTATAGATTTTAGAGATAATTCAACTACATTAAGTGAACTTATAATATGGGGCGCTAATTCTCAAGAACCAAACACAGGATTACAAGGATATTGGAAGATGGGAGATGGTACTAATGATGAGTACCCTATTATCTATGACCAAACAAATCCTACACTTAGTTCTGAACTTGTTACTAATGGAGATTTTGCAACTGATTCAGATTGGATTTATGGAGATGGTTGGAATATTGAAGATGGTTTTGCTAAATGTAACGGAACACAAACAGGTAATTCTATTTTTTACCAAAATTTAGGAGATTTATCTAATAAGACAGTAAAATTTACTTTTACCATTAGTAACTTTGGTGGTGGGGAATTAGAAACATCTTTTTTTGGTGCATCAGGTACTACTGTGTTTGAAGTAACTGCAAATGGAGATTATACTTTTTATGTAAATGTTCATTCAGGACATAATGGAAATACAGGTTTTACTGCAAATTCAAGTTTTATAGGTTATGTTGATAATGTATCAGTTAAAGAAGTACAAGGCAATCCTGCTTATATGACCTCTATGGTAGAGGGTAATATCACTAACCAATATCCACTAACAAAGCTTAGAAATTATTACAGAATGGGTGATGGTATATTAGATTCTAAATTCCTTAGTTATCCAACAAATCCTAATACAGACGCTCCTTACATATTCCAAGACCAAACAAGTCCTAATCTTGCTCATATTCCTACTACTAATCTTATAACATATTCAGAAGACATAACTTTATCTAATGGTTATTCAGTTAATAATGCTACAATTTCAAGTAATCAAGGCATAAGTCCTATTGGAGATAATAATGCTACTAAATTAACTGCAACTACAAATGACCCTTTTTTAAGCAATGTAGTTAATACTACTAATAAAACTTTTACTTTAAGTGTATATGCTAAAGGAGTTGGAAGTAGTGTTGGCAAAGACATTCAGTTTATTTTAGTAAGAGATAGTTATTTAGAAGCAAAAATATCAGATTCATTTGTTTTAACAGATGATTGGGTTAGATATGAAGCTACTTTAACTTTGACAGGAACACCATCATCATTTGTTATTTTTAGGATAGATGCACCTAGTGTTGCAGTAGCAGGGGATGAAGTTTTAGTTTGGGGTTGTCAATTTGAAGAACAATCACAAGCTACTGCATATATAAAGTCAGATGGTGTAGCAGCAGTGAGAAAATCATCTACTACTAATTTAATAGAATATAGTGAAGATTTTAGTAATGCAAGTTGGCTTAAATTAAATTCAACAGTAGATCCTAACACAAGTGTTTCTCTTGATGGCACTTTAAATGCAGATGAATTTATACCAAACAATACAACAGCAAATATTTTTATTTACAATGAAGCTACTTTTAACGCTTCTCATTATACTTTATCTTTTTTTATTAAATATAATGGTAGACAATACGTACAATTATTATTTGGAAGTAATGTATCTTTTGATTTTGCTAACTTTGATTTAATTAATCATACTGTTACATCAGGTAACGGAAATATAGAAGATTATGGAAATGATTGGTATAGAATATCTTTAACTTCAAATGTAAGTGCTGGAACATCTGAGGTTTATTTATGGTCTATTGATTCCGCTACATCTTCAAGGGCATCTGCATCAACAGGAAACGGAGCTAATGGTTATTATGTTTACGGAGCGCAACTAGAAGAACAAACACAAGCAGAAACGTATGCACCAACAAAAGGTATACCTGTAACAATAGATTTATTCAAAGAAAATAATTACGGACATACACAAGGAGGTGTAATACAAAAGGACGTACCTAGAAATTCATAAAATTAAAAATAAAAACAAATGATATATACAACACCACTTACAAGTTTATTAGAAGAGGTTGACGAAGAGGGAAACCCAGTAGTTGACTTTTCAAAAATAGTAGAAAACTCTGCAGCAACTGTTAGGCGTTCTTTAGATGGAACAAAGTTTATTGCTAAGTTTTACGGAGAAACTCCATCTTTCTTAGAAGGCTTAGATCAGTATACTCACGAAGAGATACTAGCAATAGTTAGAGGATCAGACTGGACAGACAACTCTGATATTTAGACTATCGAGTAAACGTGTAATAATACTATTAACAAACAATTAAATTAAATAAAATGGCAAAAAGTAAAATAGTGGATTTAAATCCAAAACCAGAAAAAATAACAACAGCACAACTTGAAAAAGTTCAAAAGGTTGTTAGTGATATTAACAGGGCTCAAATGGAAGTTGGTAGGTTAGAAACTCAAAAGCATATACTACTTCACGACATCACCCAACTTCAAATGTTATTAAAAGAAGTGCAAGAAGAGTTAGAGAGAGAATATGGAACTGTAGATATTAGCATCGAAGATGGATCTATAAAATACCAAGACAATGAGCAAGCTGATAAGAAAGATTAGTATCGGTAAAGATTATAAAAATGACGCTATGCACTATGCTGTTGGACAAGATGTATATGGTGGTCATACTATATGTGATATTATAGAAGAAGACGATAAGTACAGCGTGTACATTAAAAAAGGTAATGATGTTTTGCCTTGGAAAGATTTTAATAAAAACATGGCTGTATCAGTCGAGTATAATTTACAGTATTAATGAAAAGTGTTTATGATTTCGTAGTTTCACCTATAAAATCAAGATACAACAACACAAAAAAAATAGGTGATAAAGAACTAGTAGTTAATACTGAAATATTCAACCACCAGTTTGTAAGCAGGGAAGCTGTTGTAAAGTCTGTACCATTAATAGGTGAGACAAACATAAAGGTTGGTGATAAGGTTATACTCCACCATAATGTGTTTAGAAGATGGCACAACATGCGTGGTGAGGAAAAGAATAGTAGAAGTTTTTTCGATGAAGAAACTTATTTCATATCTGAGGAGCAAATATTTCTATACAAATCAGAAGATACTGATTGGAGAGCTTCAAAAGGATATTGTTTTGTAAAACCAATAGTTTCTAAAAATAATTTAGACACTAATATTGAAGAACCTTTAATAGGTGTTTTAAAATACCTAGATGATGGTTTAGAAGCCACTGGTTTACAGAAAGACGATTTAGTAGGCTTTAGTCCAGATGATGAATATGAATTCGTTATAGATGGTCAAAGACTATATAGGGTTATGACACAATTTATTACAATTAAATATGAATATCAAGGAAACGAAGAAGAATATAATCCAAGCTGGGCACAGGGCAGTTGAAGAACTGATTAAAGTCGCTAAAGAGGCTATTGTAGATTCTGACGATGACATATCAGCTGATAGATTGAAGAACGCTGCAGCTACAAAAAAACTAGCTATATTTGACGCATTTGAAATACTTAACAGAATACAAGAAGAAGAAAACTTGCTTGAGGGAAAAACACCTGAAGAGAAAAAGGAAAAAGTCTTTAAAGGATTCGCAGAGGGTAGATCTAAGTAATGTACAAGCAAAATTTAGTTAACATAGTAGAACCTATAAAAAAAACCACTATAAGTAGGCTTAATAAAAAAAGAAAGTGGAAATACGGTTATGACAAAGACCATGATATTATTGTTATATCTAAGACTGGTGAAATAGGTGAAATATACGAAATACAAAATCTTCAAATAGCATTACCAAAAGCTAGAAACGTTTACAGTAATAAAAAGAAAAAGTGGGAGCAGTTTGATTATCCTAAAGAATTAGCAAGGCTTAAAAATATATTTGATTGGAGAGCATATCCTGAAGAAAAAAAGTCTAGTTGGTTTGATTATATAGACGAAGAGTTTAAACGCAGAGACGAAGGGTTTTGGTTTGATAACGACGGAACACCAACATACATAACAGGTACACATTATATGTATCTGCAATGGAGTAAGATTGACGTAGGTGCACCTGATTTTAGAGAAGCTAATAGATTATTCTATATATTTTGGGAAGCTTGCAAAGCAGATAAAAGATGTTATGGTATGTGTTACCTTAAAAACAGACGATCTGGTTTTTCTTTTATGTCGTCGGCTGAAACAGTTAACCAAGCTACAATATCAAGTGATGCAAGGTTTGGTATATTATCTAAAACAGGTAGTGATGCAAAGAAAATGTTTACAGACAAGGTGGTTCCAATATCAATTAACTACCCGTTCTTTTTTAAACCGATTCAAGACGGTATGGACAGACCTAAGTCTGAGCTTGCTTATAGGGTTCCTGCAAGTAAGTTCACACGTAAAAAAATTACTGCTAATGAAAAGCAGGAAGACTTGGCTGGACTTGATACTACTATTGATTGGAAAAATACAGGTGATAACAGTTATGACGGAGAAAAGCTTCAGCTGTTAGTACATGATGAAAGTGGTAAGTGGGAAAGACCCGATAACATATTAAATAACTGGAGAGTTACAAAAACATGTTTACGATTAGGTAGTAGGATTATAGGTAAATGTATGATGGGCTCAACTTCAAACTCACTAGACAAAGGTGGAGACAACTTTAAAAAATTATATGGAGCATCAAACGTTACTAAGCGAAACAGAAATGGACAGACAGCGTCTGGTTTATATTCTCTTTTTATCCCAATGGAGTGGAACTACGAAGGATTTATTGATGAGCATGGACGCCCAGTCTTCGATACTCCGGATCATGAAGTCTTCGATCCCCATGGGGAGTTAATAGATGTAGGTGTTGTAGAAAACTGGCAGAACGAAGCTGATGGTCTTAAAAATGATCAAGATGCTTTAAATGAATTTTACAGACAGTTTCCAAGAACAGAAGAGCATGCATTTAGAGATGAGACTAAAAACAGTATATTTAACTTAGTTAAACTATACGAACAAATAGATTATAACGAAGAGCTATCATCAACACTACCTTTGACAAGAGGTAATTTCCAATGGGTTAATGGTGTTAAAGATTCAACAGTAATATTCTACCCAGATAATAAAGGTAGATTTAAATTAAGCTGGACACCACCATCACAACTGCAAAACAACGTTATAATAAAAAACGGTGTTAAACATCCAGGTAATGAACATATGGGTGCTTTTGGTTGTGATAGCTACGATATATCAGGAACAGTAGATGGTAAAGGATCAAAAGGTGCTTTACACGGCTTAACAAGGTTTTCAATGGAAGATGCACCTGCTAATAGCTTTTTCTTAGAGTACTTAGCAAGACCTCAGACCGCAGAGATATTCTTTGAAGACGTTCTAATGGCGTTAGTATTTTACGGGATGCCTTTACTTGCAGAGAACAATAAACCTCGTCTATTGTATTATTTACGAAGACGTGGTTACAGAGGTTTTAGTATGAACAGACCTGATAAAGTTTGGAATAAATTATCTACTGCAGAAAAAGAAGTTGGTGGAATACCTAACTCAAGTGAAGATATAAAACAAGCTCACGCAGCTGCAATTGAAATGTACATACAAGATCACATAGGTATGAAAAAAGACGGATCGTTTGGTGATTGCTATTTTAATGAACTGCTAAACGACTGGGCTAAATTTGATATAAACAAAAGAACAAAGTTTGATGCATCTATAAGTTCTGGCTTAGCTATAATGGCTAATAATAGACATTTATACGCACCAAACGTAAAAATAGAAAAACAAAAATTAAACATAAGTATTGCTAGGTATACAAACACAGGTAGTACATCTAAATTAATAAAATAAATATGGCTGAATCAGTTATAAGAAGTTATTTCCCTAGTCAAGTAGTTAGTGACGATGAAAAAAGAAGTTTTGAGTATGGGCTCAAGGTTGCTAAGGCTATTGAGAACGAATGGTTCGTTTATGATAGAGGTACTAATAAGTTTGACTCACTAAGAAATGATTTTCATAGATTAAGATTATATGCTAGAGGAGAGCAATCAATACAAAAATACAAAGATGAGTTATCTATTAATGGTGATTTGTCTTATCTTAATTTAGACTGGAAACCAGTACCTATTATATCTAAGTTTGTAGATATTGTTGTAAATGGTATTGCAGAGAGAACATACGATATAAAAGCTTATTCACAAGATCCATACGGTGTTAGTAAACGTACTAAATACATGGATTCTATTCTTGCTGATATGAGAGCTAAAGAATTAAATGATTTTGCTGCGGAAGCTTTTGGCGTTGATTTATACGATAATAAAAAAGAAACTTTACCAGATACAGAGGAAGAGTTACAACTACATATGCAGCTTAATTATAAGCAAGCTGTAGAAATGGCAGAAGAGCAAGCGCTAAATGTTTTGCTAGAAGGTAATAAGTATGAGTTGACTAAGAAAAGGTTTTACTACGATTTAACAGTTTTAGGTATTGGTGCTGTAAAAACAAACTTCAATACATCAGAAGGTGTTACTGTAAAATATGTTGACCCAGCTAACCTTATATATTCTTATACTGAGTCACCTTATTTCGAAGATATATACTATGTTGGTGAAGTTAAGTCAATACCAGTTAACGAGCTTGTTAAGCAGTTTCCAAACATGACTGTTGAAGAGCTTGAAGATATAGTTAAAAACCCTGCATACAACAACTCTAACTACGATGGTAACTTTGCAAACAGAGGTGGTATAGACCCTAATAAAGTTCAAGTTTTATATTTTAATTATAAAACATATATGAACGAAGTTTACAAAGTAAAAACTACTGGTAGTGGAGCTTCTAAAGCAATACCTAAAACAGATAAGTTTAATCCAGTTATAGATGAATCAACTAACTTTGACAAACTATCAAGATCAGTTGAAGTACTATACGAAGGAGCTGTAATTTTAGGTACAGATAAATTACTTAAATGGGAGCTTGCTAAAAATATGGTTAGACCTAAGAGCGACTATACTAAAGTTAAAATGAACTATAGCATCGTAGCACCTAGATCTTACAAAGGTAGAATAGAATCACTCGTAAGACGTATTACTGGTTTTGCTGATATGATACAGCTTACACACTTAAAACTACAACAGGTGATGTCTAGAATGGTTCCAGATGGAATATACTTAGATGCAGATGGTTTGGCTGAAATAGATTTAGGTAATGGTACAAACTATAACCCGCAAGAAGCTTTAAATATGTTCTTCCAAACAGGTTCGATTATTGGTAGATCATTTACTTCTGATGGTGATATGAATCCAGGTAAAGTACCGATACAAGAAATAACAAGTGGTAGTGGTGGTAATAAGATGCAAGCGCTAATCGGTAATTACAATTACTACTTACAAATGATAAGAGATGTAACCGGACTTAACGAAGCTAGAGATGGTAGTGCACCAGATAAAAATGCTTTAGTAGGTGTTCAGAAATTAGCTGCAGCAAATAGTAATACAGCAACAAGACATATACTACAAGCAGGTTTACACTTAACACAAGAAGTTGCCGAGTCATTATCGCTAAGGGTTTCTGATATTATAGAGTACTCACCAACAAAAGAAGCTTTTATACAAGCTATAGGTACTCACAACGTAGCTACGCTTGAAGAAATGAAAGAGTTACACCTATATGACTTTGGTATATTTATAGAGTTAACTCCTGATGAAGAAGAAAAAGCAATGCTTGAAAATAATATTCAAGTAGCTTTAGCACAACAAAGTATAAACTTAGAAGATGCTATTGACCTTAGAGAGATTAAGAATATTAAACTAGCTAATCAACTATTAAAAATACGTAGAGTTAAAAAGCAAGCGCAAGATCAGTTGATAAAACAACAAAATATCCAAGCGCAAGCACAAGCAAATATGCAAACGCAGCAAGCATCTGCACAGTTAGAAGTTCAAAAAGAACAAGCTAAAACGCAGAGTGAAGCACAGCTTGAGCAAATGAAAGCACAGCTTGAAGCTCAGAAGCAAGCACAAGAAGTTGAATACAAAAAACAACTTATGCAGTTAGAGTTTCAAATGAATATGCAGCTTAAATCCATGGAGGTACAAGCTATAAAAGGCAAAGACGAAATGAAGGAAGATCGTAAAGATGAAAGAACAAGAATACAAGCATCACAACAAAGTGAGCTTATAGATCAAAGAAAAGGTGCAAAACCACCTAAAAACTTTGAGTCCGCAGGTAATGATATATTAGGTAGCGGATTTGATTTAGGTAGTTTCGACCCTAGATAACAATTATTAATTATTATTATATTATATTATGGAAGAAAATGTAGAAAACGTAACGGATGACGTTACAAAGTTAGACATGTCTCAAACTGTAGAACAACCAGTTGATGATAGTGTTACAAAATTAGATTTAAATAAACCAGAAACACCAGAGGAAAATGAAGTTAAAGAAGATAACCCTGACAACGAGGGAGTGGTTGGAGTCGATGAAAATGCCGATGCCACAGAAAAACAAGAAGAAGTACAACCGGAAGTTGAAGCACAAGAAGCTCCAGTATTAGAAGAAATCACTGAAGAAGAAGTTCAAGAGCAAACAGAAGAATTAACTGAACAAGTTGAAGAAGCTGTAGCCGAAGCTCAAGAAACTGGAAAAGCTTTACCTGAAAATGTTCAAAAGTTAATGGACTTTATGGAAGAGACCGGTGGTACACTAGAAGATTACGTTCGCCTTAACCAAGATTACTCTAGTTATGACGATATGACAGTGCTTAGAGAGTACTATAAACAAACTAAATCTCATTTATCATCTGATGAAATAGAATTTTTAATTGAAGATTCATTCTCGTATGACGAGGAGGTAGATGAAGAAAGAGATATTAAAAAGAAAAAAATAGCGTTAAAAGAGCAAGTTGCCAACGCTAAAAGCCACTTGGACGGGCAAAAGTCCAAATACTATGAAGAGATCAAAGCTGGAAGCAGGTTAACGCCTGAAGCTAAAAAAGCTATGGATTTCTTTAATAGATACAACAAGGAGTCGGAAGAAACTCAAAAAATAGCTGATAAACAAACAAAAAATTTTTTAAATAAAACTAATCAAGTTTTTAACGATAAATTCAAAGGTTTTGAATATAATGTCGGGGATAAAAGATATAGGTTTAATGTGAACAATGCTAACGAGGTTAAGACCACCCAAAGTGATATTAATAATTTTGTCAAGAAGTTCTTGAATGAAAATAATGAAATGTCAGATGCTAAGGGTTATCACAAATCTCTTTATACTGCAATGAACGCTGATGCTGTTGCTAATCACTTTTACGAACAAGGTAAGGCTGATGCTTTAAAAGAAAGTGTTGCTAAATCTAAAAACGTAAGTATGGACCCAAGACAATCATTTAGTAATGAAAATACTAGTGGTGGTACTAAGTTCAGAGCGCTTAGCGATGATTCTCCTAACTTTAAGTTTAAAATTAAAAACAAATAATAATAAATTTAAAAATTAAAAAATAAAAAATTATGGCAGGAACAATTACGCCAGCGGTAGGCAGCTTACCAGCTACTCCCTCGGCAATAAAACAAACGGTTGCAAGTGCTTACGTAGACTTACGTGACTCTGGATGGGCGCAACAATATTTACCAGATCTTATGGAAAAAGAAGCTGAAGTTTTTGGAAACAGAACTATTTCAGGATTTCTTGCGCAAGTAGGAGCTGAAGAAGCGATGGCAGCTGACCAAGTAGTTTGGTCTGAGCAAGGTCGTTTACACGTATCAGCATCAGGTACAATAGACGCATCTGGTGGTGTTGTTACAGCAGCTAACCATGCTGTTAGAGTTAATGATACTGTAGTATTAAACCAAGCTGCTGGTACTTTAAAATGTTTAGTAACAGCTGTTGGAGTCGACAGTTCAACTCCACCTGTGGCTACTTTTACTGTAGTACCTTATACTCAAGCAGATATGGTAACTGGAACTACTTTTGTAGACGGTGCTGTAACTGGATTCGTATTTGGATCTGAGTATAAAAAAGGAACTGGAGCACATGATAAAGCTTTAGAACCATCGTTCAAATCTTTAGAAAATAAACCAGTTATCATTAAAGACCTATACGAAGTTTCAGGATCTGACGCTTCAGCTATTGGTTGGATTGAGGTTTCTGGTGAAGAAGGACAAAACGGTTACATGTGGTACTTAAAAGCTAACGGAGATACAATGGCTAGATTTACAGATTACTGTGAAATGACTTGTATTGAAGGTGAATTAACAGCTTCAGGCGCTGGTACTGCTGGTGATTTAGGCTCTGTATCTGGTACTGAAGGTTTATTTGCGGCTATCGAAAAAAGAGGTAACGTTATGACTGGTGGTTACGCTAATTCGGGAGATTCTTTAGGTTCTATGGATTTAATGCTAAAGAGATTTGATTCTCAAGGTGCTATTGAAGAAAACATGATGTTTTTAAATAGAGGTCACTCTCTAGCTATTGACGACATGTTAGCTGGTTTAGCTCCTAATGTTGGTGTTGGTTATGGTTTATTCGATAACTCAGCTGATATGGCATTAAACTTAGGCTTCACTGGATTTAGAAGAGGTACTTATGACTTTTACAAGTCTGACTGGAAATATCTAAATGATGCTACTCTTAGAGGTGCGTTTGCAGATATTAACGGTGTTGTAGTACCAGCTGGAACTTCTAATGTTTATGACCAAATAATGGGTAAAAACATGAAAAGACCATTCTTACACGTTAGATACAGAGCTTCACAAACTGAAAGCAGAAAAATGAAAACTTGGATCACTGGATCTGTTGGAGCTGCAACTTCACAGTTAGACGCGATGGAAGTTAACTATTTATCTGAAAGATGTTTAGTAACTCAAGGTGCTAATAACTTCTTCTTAATGAAGTAAGCATTTATTACTTAAGGGATCGAGGCTTCGGCCTCGACCCTTTATTTTATTAACTTATATTATATTATATTATGGCAAAAAAAGAAAAAATCAAAAAGGTTGTTGTTGAAACACCACCGGTTGTAGAACAACCAAAAGTAAAAAAAGAAGTAAAACCAACTAATACTTGGGAAGTAAAAGAAAGAAAGTATTTATTAAAAGGAGGTTCTCCACTATGCTTTGTTTTACGAGGTAGTGGTATATACTGGTTTGATGAAGAAAAAGGTTACGAAAGAGAGCTTAAAATAACTGATAATCAAAAAACACCTTTTGTAGATGAATTTAAAGGCGATGCAAAAGTTTCTCACATAATGTTTATGGACGGTATTTTAATTGTGCCAAAACAAAAACAAACATTACAAAAACTTTTATCTTTATATCACCCAGACAAAGACAGAGTTTATTTTGAATACAACGCGGTTCAAGATGCTACTGACGAGGTAGAGATTTTAGAATTAGAAATCGAAGCGTTAATGGCAGCTAAAACTATAGATATAGATATGGCTGAAGCAATTATGCGCGTAGAATTAGGTTCTAAGGTGACAGAGATGAGTTCTAAGGAACTTAAAAGAGATTTACTATTATATGCTAAGAAAAATCCAGCTGTATTCCTAGAACTTCTTAATGACGACAATGTTGTACTTAGAAACTTTGGTATTAGAGCAACAGAAATGGGGTTATTAGTATTATCTCAAGATCAAAGAACATTTAGTTGGGGTTCTAATGGTAGAAAACTAATGAACGTTCCTTTTGATGAACATCCATATTCAGCTTTAGCCTCATGGTTTAAAACTGATGAGGGTATGGACATTTACAAAACTATTGAAAAACAATTGAAGTAAAAACCTTTGTAGAAGCAGTCGCTCTACGGAGCGATTGCAAACTACAAATTAAAAAGAAATTATGGCAGTAAGTATAGATACAGTATATCAAAGAGTTTTATCGGTTGCTAACAAAGAGCAAAGGGGTTATGTAACTCCTCAGGAATTTAACTTATTTGCTAACCAAGCTCAGATGGATATATTTGAGCAATATTTTTATGACTTAAACCAATTTAGTAGACTTAAGGGTAACAACAACGAGTATGCTGATATGGTAACTATATTAGAAGAAAAAATAAATATATTTAAAAAATTAAACCAACCTGTTACAATTATAAACCAGTTTGGTGATGGAACTTTACCTTCAAATATTTATAGGTTAGGTACTTTATCAAGACTAGCATTAACTAACGTAGAAGGATCTGTTCAAGCTATAATAGAACTTGTTACAGAAGACGATATTATAAGATTTAACAGAAGCCCTTTGGCAAAGCCAACTATAAAAAGGCCTATCTACACAAGAACATCTAGTACTGGTGTTAAAATAAGACCTAGCAGTACGGACCCTTCTAAGTCAGCTGCTCCATATTTTGAGGTTGGAGGATTTGATACTACAGGTGGATCTCCTAATATTGTTCTTGATTTGACTAATCCCAATTCTACTGACTACACTTTTATAGAAGTAGGTCAAGAAATTATACAATCAAACATACCTGGCAACACTTTTGTTGGATCAATAACTACTAGTACAAATAGTATTACAATAGGACTTGTAGATAGTAGTGGTAGCGCTGTTAATGCTAACAACAGCTCTGGCCCAGTGCAAGTTACATTTGTCTCTGATGATGTTAAATGTAATTACGTAAAAAAACCTACTAGTGTTTCTTGGAACTACACAGAGATAAATGGCGTTGCAATGTACAACTCTGCAAACTCAGTAGATTTTGAATTACATGCTTCTGAGGAAACGGAATTAGTTTTTAAAATACTACAACTAGCTGGTATAGCTATAGAAAGTATGGACCTATATCAAGTTGCAGCACAGGAAGAAGTAAGAAATATTCAACAAGAAAAAATATAATAAATGGGATTATTAAATCAAACTCAAAAACAATACTACAGCACGGCATCTCCAGATGTTTTTGGAGAATATCAATTTACATCTTTAGAAAATATTATTGATCAATTTATAATAGCTTACGTTGGTGAGCAAAAAATAATATCTAAAATATCTAGAACTGATGTTGCTTTTCATGCTCAAAGAGCTTTACAAGAATTAAGTTTTGATACTTTTAAATCTACAAAATCCCAAGAAATTATAATACCACCATCGCTAACAATGGTTTTACCACAAGACTATGTTAACTATGTAAAAGTAACATATACTGATAACGCTGGTATAGAACATGTTGTATATCCAGTTTCTAAAACATCTAATCCTTTTAAAATAGTTCAAGATGCTAATGGTGCTTACCAATTTACTGGAGATAATCTAGAGACTTCAGATGACTCTAGAACTTGGGATAAATACAAGACACATACAACTAACGAAACTAATAATAGTAGCGACCAATATGACGATGGTTTATATGATTTAAATGTTGGTCAAAGATATGGTCTTGATCCACAGTATGCACAGACTAATGGTTCTTTTTATATAGATGAGTTAAAAGGTAAGATACACTTTAGCTCTAGTTTCTCTGGAGTAACTGTAACTTTAAAATACATAAGTGATAGTTTAGGCACAGACGATGAAATGCAAGTACATAAATTTGCTGAAGAAGCCATGTACAAATCTATAGCATATGCTATTTTATCTACAAGCGCTAATGTACAAGAGTACATAGTTAGAAGATTTAAAAAAGAAAGGTTTGCAGCAATAAGAACTGCTAAACTAAGACTTTCAAATATAAAATTAGAAGAGATAAGCCAAATACTAAGGGGTAAATCCAAACAAATAAAACACTAGTATATGCCGGAAATTAAGAATACTTTTACGTCAGGGAAAATGAACAAAGACCTTGACGAGAGATTAGTGCCTAATGGTCAGTATAGAGATGCAATGAACGTAGAAGTTGCATCGTCTGATAGTGATACTGTAGGCGCTTTAACTAATTCTAAAGGTAACGTGGCAATGAATAGTACTGGTATTGCCGGAGCTACTTGTGTAGGTTCTATAGTAGACACTGAAAACGATAGAATTATATGGTTTATATGTGGTGATACTACAAATGCTATTGTAGAATATAGCTTGTTATCTAGTGATATATCACCTATACTTGTAGACACTACAAAAACTTTATTAGGTTTTAGAAAAAAAGTTTATATAACTGGTATAAACATACTTAATGGTACTTTATTCTGGACAGATAATGTTGGACAGCCTAAAAAAATAGATATTGAGCAAATGAAATCTGGTTTGGTTTTTAAAATAGAAGGTACAACCAAAGATTATAAAGCTATTGCGTTTGATGATGCCAATGTATGGGGCGATACCTCTGTACCACCCGAAATACCTTTAGGTGGAACTTTTTCGGTACCACCTATAACTACGGTTGGTCTAACACCTAGTGATCTTAAAGTTATTGTAAACGCAGCTGAAGATACAAGTTTTACTTTAGGCGCTTCTGGTATAACTTTAACCAATACACCATCAGATGGTGATTACATATCAGTTGAATTAATTTCTACACGAGCTATATTTACTCAAAGAACATTTTATATTGTAAATGGTTATAACAGAGAATACCCTAGGAAAAAAAATATTTTTGTTGCAAGGCGTTTTCCTTTAACAGCGCCTGACATGCAGCTTTCTAGCTCTGCTAGAGATGGTAACGTTACAAACGCTTCTGCCTACACACCATCTACTTTTGCAAATGGAAACGAGCATTGGTGGCTTTATATAGATGATAATAATATAACAAGAAAAAAACCGCCAGGTGTTAATAGTAAAGGTCCTTTTTACCAAAATCAAGACACAAACCCGCCATCAAATATGTTGGTAGATATTAATGGTGACCCTGTTATTTTGCTTAGAATACAATTTCCTAACAACAGTGACTTCAAAGAAGATGATATAGTTGTCTTGACAGCACCTAACAACTCAAATGTTTTAGCAGATCAATTTACAGACCCTTTAAAAATAAGGTTATTACTCGGCGAAGAAAATAACACTACACCACAAAACTTTGAAATTACTATATTAAGCATAAGCGACAGTTTATTAGACCAAGAATCATTTAATAAAAACGGTGGTGGTAAAATTAGGTGGAGCGTAGATCTTGAGCAAGCTGAAGGTATTTACCAAAACGTTTTTCCAAGATTTGCTTACAGGTGGAAGTATGCAGACGGTGCTTATTCAGCAATGTCTCCTTTTACTGAAGTTGCATTTTTACCGAAAGCTAGTGGTTATGAATATGATTCAAAAGAAGGTAATAATATTGCAATGCAAAACGACGTTAGAAAAATTACTCTTTCTAATTTCCAAGGAAAACTTGTAGATGTTGATGAGGTTGATATATTAGTAAAAAACTCTAATAGTAATAATGTTTATGTTGCTGACACTATACAGACAAACGCTACAGATATTGGCGCTGTTGAAATAACACAAGAAAATATTTCTTCTTTACTACCTTCGAATCAATTATTAAGACATTTTGACAACGTACCTCTAAAAGCAAGAGCACAAGAAGTATCTGCTAATAGACTTATATATGGTAATTATTATCAGCAAAGAAATTTACCACAGTTTTTTGAAAAAAGAGTTTCTTTTAATTTTAGTGTAAGATCAAATGACATAACCAGCAAGTTTGCTAAGTCTGTAAAATCATTAAGAACATATCAAGTTGGTGTTTCTTTTTTAGACGATCTAGGTAGGCAAACACCAGTTTTCTCATCAGATAATTCTACTGTAAAGCTAGGGCAAATAAGCTCTAGCACTCAAAACTATTTAACAACAAACTTAAAATCATTTAAACCTTCTTGGGCAAAGCATTTAAAGTACTATATAAAAGAGAACTCCAACGAGTACTATAACATGGCTTTAGACAGGTACTACAACGACGAGATAGATGGAAACGTGTGGTTGTCTTTTTCTTCTAACGAGACTAATAAAGTTGAAGTTGACGACTACATAATACTTAAAAAAGCTCACGGGTCTAACAACCCTGTTTACGATGGTGGTGGTGATACTGTAAAATACAAGGTTTTAGCCAAAGAAAGCATGGCTCCTGAATCTATAAAATACAAAAAAGAATCACTTGGTAAGGTAAATGGTATAAAGTTTTCAAAGCAAGTACCTGGCAACCTAACCGACGGTTATCCTGAAAAAGGTTTTAACACTTTGAAAATACAAAAAAGCGCTTTCTCAGACACTGAACTTGAAGATGTTAACACGTGGACAACAGCTAGTAATGAAAAGTTTTTAAAAATATCTTTAGCAACAAGTGGCAATGTAGAGTCTAACTTTTATGAAGTTTCTAATGTTGTTTTGAAAACAGAGACTGTTAGTAGTGTTGATTATGAGTATTATGAATTTACTTTAAAAACGCCTTTTGGCGATGATATTAGCTTTGCAAGAACATATTACATAGATGGTGCTCAGAACAGTGATAACGCTAATAAACGTTTTTCATTTGAATACTTTGAAAACGTTAATAAAGAAACAGCCTCTGAATTTAAAGGTAGATTTTTTATTAAAGTCAAAAGTGATAACAATTTAAAAAACTACGTATTAAACACGCAAAACTCTACTATTGGAGCTAATTATGTTTCTATGGCTCAAAACATGAGGTATATTAGACATGGTGGTAATTCACCTGGCGCAGCAAACACAACTATAGACAATCGCGATTACGATAAAGATTACACTGACTGGCCTTCAACACTTACAGATTTTGACCCACCAATAAGTAGCGATAAAAATAAAATGCAGTATTGGGCTGTGGACGAAGGTCGTTATTACGAGGAAGGCTCACCATCCGCACAGTCTCATGGGGTTTCAAACTCTGAAGGTGGTTTTAAAGTAGGTAATCAAATGGTTGCTTTTAGGTTTTGCGGAAGAATACCATCTTTTTTAAGCAAAGGTATTGGCTGGACATATGATAATTATAAGTTTTATGATGCTTTAGATCAAAGTGATTTTAACCCAAACACATATAGCTTTTTCCAAAAAATGGCCAAAGGTATTGGTTTAAAATTTAGATGGTATCACGATCCAGGCGTTATATACGAGGTTATAGAGTCAACAATAATACCTATTAAAAACTTTAACAGCGCAGATAATACAAATGCAAGTGGTCTTGAAGCTGTAAACGGTGTTGTTTTTAAATTTAAATTGAACAAGCAGGTTGCAACAGGTGTTGTTGCAGATGGTATTACACAAGCAAACACTGTTAAAATGAATGTTTTAAGTAATAATTCTACAAATAACAGCTCAGATAACACTAAGGTTTTTGAAATAATAGAAACTTTACCAAACGACGAGTCTTTCTTTACTGAAAACCCAGCTGTATTTGAAGTTGAACCAAAAGAAAATCCTGTAGATTTAAACTTGTTTTATGAAACCTCAAGATCTATATTAATTCCAAAAGTTGGTTATTATATATCGTGCCCACAGCTAGGCCCGCTAGTTGGTGGTAATTTCAACAACTCAACTATAACTTCTATAACAGAAGATACTCTAACGTTGACAAAGAATAGTAACACTACAGGGTTAGTGCCCGCTGGAACAATCGTTAAAATACACGATGGCCCTGTGTATACATCAAACTTGGTTGGGTATAATTTTGCACAAGACTTTGTTTTAGCAGAAGACATGCCATCTGGAACAAACACTGTTAAATTAAGACAAGTACAGTTGGACTGGTCTAATTGTTTTGCTTTTGGTAATGGTGTAGAGTCTAATAGAATAAAAGATGACTTTAATGCTCCTATTATGGATAAAGGACCTAAAGTTTCTTCAACTTTTTCTGGAACATATAAACAAGAACATTTAAAAACAGGTTTAATATATTCTGGTATATTTGTAACTAAAGATGGTATTAACAACT